TCTGTATTACTATCTAATCTGTATAACACTTTTACCCATTTATGTTGACAATATATCCCACCTTTTAGTTCAAAAATATCGTATCTTATACTTGGTTTATGTCTAAATTGAACATTTACAGCAGCAGCATAACTTGCGTTATCAATATCTTCTATTCTCCAGACTACTCCTGTTTGACTTAATGACATCATTTTAGAACAGAAAGCTCTTGATTTAGAATCACTTTTATTTACTCCTTTTCTGTATGTATATCTAATACGATATAAACCATTTCTAGAATCAAGTCTACTAGGGTATGAACCATTTCTTACGCTCCCTACATTATAGTCAGTTGCAATAACTAAATTAATTAAACCCTTAATCCTAGATAAAACACTTTTCGGCTTTTCCTTGATTAAATAATTCGCCCAATCTTCATCACTATATTCTGCACCTTCTTCTTGTTCAGCTACTTTAACCCATTTGTCACCTAAATTAACACCTGAAACGTCTAAAGACCCTAATGCTACTTCCTGTTCTTTGTCTGATAACTTAACATCTTCACTTGCTTTAATTGGAATACAATTTGGAACCTCTTTTCCGTCTTTCATTTTAGTTCCATACTGTTCATAATTATCCCAACATGGAGATTTTAATTCTGTATGGTTTTCGCAAGGCATAAAATATTTCTCGCCTTCTATTTCCATTTCGTGATAACCACCACATCCAATTTCTTCAGCTTTTGCTATTGCTTCCTCTTTAGTTGCATATGCTTGTTTTCCATCAATCTTTTTAAGATTAAATTTTTCCATTTCAACTCCAGTTTCTTCCTCAATAGTTTCCTTGTCTTGTATATCACTATCAACTTCCGTAAATTCTAGGGGTTGTAAGGTCGTAAAGTATAGGTTTAAGGCTATTTCGTTATACGCTAGTATATTATCAAAGGTGTCTATTAAAAGTTCCTGAAAAGGTCTTATAACAGTATTATCCATAAGCAAGGATGCAGTCTTTATTTCATCAGCATTGTTACCTAATCCGCTTGAGTCTTTTATTCCTAACAACATAGGAGAAACAATTCTATGCGAAACCATTATTTTCTTGGTAGCTTCGTCTGATAAGAACTGATATTGATTATGTGCATCACTTAATTGAACTGGTGTAATTTCAGCTTGTGATTCTTTATTATCGTTAAATGCGAGTATAAATTTACCTGCGTTACTTGTACCAGAAAACTTCTGTGCTATTTTTGACTCAATTAATTGTCTTTCTTCTTGATTTGGAGTTCCATTATTAAAATTAATTAACATGCTTGGTGCAAGACCATTCAAAATGTTGTTTAAATGATAGTTGGAAACCTCTTCTTCTAGTTCAGCATATTGTAAACCACCTTGATAATCAACAGGGGAATAATAATAGAAACCAGACTTGTAAGGTTTGATATAATATATCTCTATATTTTCATTAGACATACCATAAGCAGGTATTCTTAATGGGTCATCACTTCTTTTAATATTAACCCAGTCTTTAAAATAATAAAATGCAGGTATTTCTCCCTCTTCATTAGCTTTTTCTGCCCTTAAAGTTTCAATTGGCATATGCTCAAGTTGAGCTATTTTATTTCTGTCTTTTGAATAGATTACTTGTATTGCACATTGACCCATTAATTTAAGGTCATAGCATAATTTTCTTACAACGTCTTTTTTAAACAAAGAAATCATTTGAGCATACTCATTTGGCTTCCTGTTTGCATCCGTTGCATTTAATCCTTTACCATAAATGGCTTGACTGATTCCGTTAATCGCAGCATTATTGGTTGGACTTCCATTGTATCTATCAATTAAGTACTGAAAGTAGTTGTTGTCTGCGCCATACTCAATCCAGTTTTCGCCATTTACTTCTTTTATTTCAGGACTTGTATAAGTGCTTAAATTAACAAAGCCAAATTCTGAAACTTTTGATGCTTTTTTGTATTGACCCTTATCGTTTCTTAATCTTTTTTTTATCATCTTATGGTAAATTCATTATTAAAACCATTATAAGTGGTGTATTGACCCTCATTTAGTTTATATCTTTCGTTATTATTCAATTGATTTATGCCTTGGTCTGTGCAAAAAACTCTGTCTTTGAATATATCTTCAGTAACATCGCCATCGACATTCCATAACACATTGTATAATTGCCAGAAACTATTATTTGTATTCCAAAAATTAAAATCAATGTATAAAGATAAGTCATAAAAATGAGCTTCTACTAATACAGGACTGAACACGTTATTGAACTCTAAATAATTCCCTACAGTTACATCAGAAGGGATATTATACGTTACAATTTTGTTCGTGCTATCATCTCTAATATCCATTTTAAACGCAGTTTCGTCATACTGTCTAGGTATTACGGATATCTTTTGAGCAACTGCTGATGTGGTTAATACTATCATACTCTTATATAACGGAAAAAAACTGCTTATTTGTAGAATTGTTAATATAAAAAAAAAAGCACCCCATAAGGATGCTTGATTTTCTAACTAAAAAACACTGATAAAACCTACGCAGGAACTCCTGCTGGTGTTGGGTCAACTTGTGATGCACTAGGAACAATTGCTGCTGTTAAAAAGAAAGGTGCTTTTTCTTCCATTCCTTCGAATGTTAAAGTAAAGCCACTTAAATCTCCTGCTGCTGCTCCAGTTACTACTGTACCTCCAGTAACTTCCATTCCATTTTCAAAGCCACAAAGGAACGTATTCCCATAGTAATCTTCTACTGCAATTTGAGGTCTAGCTACTGCTATTATTTGTAATTCTTGTTGAGTTAAAGCGTCCAAGAAAGTTAATGTTAAATTTAAAGTTTGAGTATAGAAAGTAGTTCCGTTTTCTCTGCTACTTGTTACAGTAGTTTCTAAACTAGAATTTCCTTTTACATCATATTCAAACCATACTGGACTACCAGTTATTGCTGCTTCTCCAGTTGCTCCTGCAACTACTACTGTTTCAACAGAACCAAAATTGGTCATATAAACCCTTTTAATTCCTCCGAAAGCTGACTTACAAGGGACTTTTCTCCCTATCGTTAATAGACATGCCATATTTTTATATTTTTTTTAAAAAAAAAGGGTAAGTAGATAAACCCACCTACCCTAATTTATTGATTAATTAATTTTAAGCGTACTCAACTAGGTCAGATGCTACACCAAACTGCACTGCAGAAGTGAAACGCATTACCATTCTTACGTTGTTACTAGCATCCAAATCTTGCATATCTAAAACTTTTACAGCATTAGTATCATTTAGCAAACCAGTACCAAAATAAAGGTTACTTCTTTGTGCTGCATACATTTTGTTTACTGCCATTCCTGGGCAAACAAATACTTTAACACCGTTTACTGTAAGTGAACCATTGTTCCACCATTGAGTACCTTGTGCGTTTACACCATTTGCTCCTAATCCTTGTGATGCAAAACCTCCTAATGCTTGTACATAGAATTTAGCTGCTGCTGAACCGATATATAAGAATAAATCTTCTTTTCCATAAAGTGATGCTGGTATAGCATCTACTACTTTAGATAATTCAGCAATAATATTTGCTGCACTTAAACCACCACCACCAACTGCTGCTACTTGTTGAGCTGCTGGAATATCTCCTGCTGCTGCTGAAGCTGCAATTAGCTTCTCAAATCCATCAAATGAATTATTAGTTGCTGCTGCAGTATCACCTTGCCATATACAAAACTCTGTATTTTGAGCAACTTCAGATGCTACGTGAGCAATCATAAAGTCACTAAATTTTGGTGGTAAAGATTGACCTAATCCATATCCCATTGACTGACTTTCCCAATCGTTAACAAAATCATACTTACATAATTGTAGGTTGACTTGTAATTCAATTGGCTGAATTATTCTTTCAGTTAATGTTACAGAACTATTAGGATTAAAATCACAAGAAGCAGGAGATACTAGATTTCCTGTTGCTAATTTTTTGATTACTTCCTTGAAAGATATGTTTGCTTTTACTGTTAAACCACCATCATCAATAGTTGATGCTGAAAGTAAAGCTGCTGCTATGTACTCTCCTGCAAACTCACCTGCGTAAGTAGTAGTGATATTAGTAGTAGTAGCTAATTTTACGTTTTTTAAATTACTCATTTTTTTATTTTTTATATATTAATATTATCCTTCTGATGCCCAGATTCCTTGTCCACCTA